GACCATAAAATCTAAATAAGGATTACCACCCTCTGACGGCCTCTTCATTGCTAATTCCCAAAATGGGGTTAACTTCTCAACGCATTGTTGTATTGTATCAAACTTTCCGATTAGTTTTTGTTCTTCAATATCAAAAACTCTAAATCTTTTTATTAAGGGTTTCATTTGGCGTTTTGTTTTAGTTGTTGTGAATCGACAGTACATAGGTACTATACTGTTGTTTACTATGCAAGTGTTTACCCGAATTTATTTTTGAAAAATATTTATTGGCGCTTTGTTGCAAATTAGACAACCGTTCTATACTATTGTACTCATTATGAAGGTAGAAATAGAAGGCCTTAAAACAGTCGGAAATTACGCTAAAAAGATAAATCGTAATAGATCAAGGGTTTACCAAATGATCCATGAGGGCAAACTTGAGATCATTAAAATTGATGATGTTCATTTCATTAAGGATAAAAGATGATAAAATCAACACCCAGATATATAAATAAGGCTAAAAAAAAGGTGCATCCGTTAATTCCTTCTCGCTCTGATAAAACGCCTTACATTTATTTTCTTATTCGGAGGCATAAAATTGTTTATGTTGGGCAAACTCATTCAATCAGATTAAGAGTTCATCATCACAATTGTTATTTTAAATACAATTCTATCAGATGGATTGAATGTGAAGACAAAAATTTATCATATTATGAAAAGCGATGGATTAAAAAATTTCAGCCTGAATACAATGTGATGTATACTAAACGATGGAATGGAACTGAGAGACACGTTGAAAAACGAGCAGCATGAAAATATTAAAGAAGCGGTGCTAGTCATTCTAGCGGAATCCTTAGATAAGAACCGGTTAGAAACTAAGGATGCGAAGAGGATAGAGCTATCGATAAACGCAATCACAAGTCCTCAGGCGTTGGCATATCGGAGAGACGATAGTTTTTAAAGCATAATAATATGGTATTTTTTATATTGATCATCATTGTAATAGCATGTTTTACATTTATTGCAAGAGAACTTAAAACTTTATGAATTCCACCTTCGAGCTTTGGACAGTAGAGAACCCAATGACGGTAATAGCCAGTCCTTATTTAAAAGACCAAGATTACATTCATTGGGGAATTAGAAGAGCGGCTCAAGCTTGGTGCTTCACCGCTTGGAATTACAAGACAATGAATCTGAATACGATTAAAATAATCTTATCCTTAAACTAAATGGATGCAAGAGAATTAAGAATAGGTAATTTAGTGAAATCACTAAAAGATACACGTGGCAGAAAGAGTGATGGCACTGAAGAGGTTTTATCTATTAGATGGCATAGTATTAATTCTTGGCAAGATATGGGCGCAAGTTCTAGTACCAGCGAGGAAGATATTGAAGGTATCCCCCTCACCGAAGAATGGTTATTGAAGTTCGGGTTTGAAAAAACTGATTTAAAGCCTTATAAAGATCAATTAGCTTGGGTTATTGGAGTCGATGCAGCAAGATTTATTTGGAGCGCTAATAGGATATTCAAGCCATTTCCAGATGGATTTATTTGTGTTTGCAATCATTGTGAATACGTTCATCAATTGCAGAATTATTATTTTGCTAGTGAAAATACTGAACTAAAATATTAATTTATGGACTTACAAGAGAAGCTAAATGATAAATCAAAAATGAAGTTTAATAGTTTATTGAGGTGGTTTTGGGGTGCGTATTTAGGGTGCGCACTCCTTACTTCTTGTGCTGGGTCAAAGTTCGCTGTTCATCAGGATGAATTAGCAAAAAGATCCCATTCTAATAATAGGACTACTGTAATCCACAATTCATTCAATAGGCGATAATTTTGAAAATAATGTCTAATTACTTAGTTTTACATCATGTACATCCAATCAACAGGACTAAAAATGACGAATCCGGTGCAAGGACGGTAGGAATTAAACGGAGGTCAGGGGTGAAAGCTCTTGGCTTCGCGCATTTATGAAAGACCTAATAGAAGCAGCCCTTAACACAAAAGTAGACTATTCTGATCGTGAAGGGTGCGAGAAGAAACTTAACGATTGCATTAATGCGGTAGGAATGTGCGCTAAGTATCAATCAATCTGTAAAGGGGATTTGGAACGAGCCAAGGCATTAACCCTAAGAAAATATCCAGATCTTAACAGCCGTATGCTAAAGTTCAAGCTCGATGCTAGTACAATAGATGAGCAACAGAACTTAGAATACGCTGAGAAGCTTTGGCAAGGTCTTCATAAGACAATAGATGGGCTTAAGAGTTTAATGAACGTGAGGGAAAAAGAATTAGATTGGCATTAAAAAACGTTCCCCGTGAAACATTATTTAAAAAATGATCAATTCAGCGTAATTTCAGCGATAAATGCCTAATCCTGAGAACATAACGAAGCATCAATTTAAGAAGGGTCAATCAGGAAATCCTAAAGGTAAGCCAGTTGGTACGGTGTCATTCAAGAATAGCATCAAAAAATTTGGTGCTATGGTATTTAAGGGTATTAATCCAGAAACCAATCAGGAAGAAGAAATGACTTTAGTGGATGTAATTACATCCAAGCAATACCAGAAAGCCTTACGCGGTGATTCTAAATCATTTGAACTACTAAAAAACCACATCGAGAGCCTACCAAAGCAGGGAATAGACCTAAGCAATACAGATGGAACGCTATCGAAGGAGATTGTTTTCAAGAGATATAAGAAGGAAAAATGAAAAAGGATTTCTGGCCGAGTTGGTCAAGGCATTGGACTGAAAATCCAACTATTCAAGTTCGAATCTTGGGGAATCCACTATGCCAATAAGCCTTGAGTTCAATGAAATCTATGAACCAATATTCTTCACCAAAGCAAGGCACATCCTCATTTGGGGCGGTCGTGGCAGAGGAGGCAGCTTTACATGCACACAATATTTTATCCATTTGGTTACTCAACCCTCCTATTTTCGCGGCTATATTATGCGTGAAGTCCTTGGCGATATTCGCGAAAGCCTTTGGCTCGACATTAAAGACCGGATTGAAGAAGCAGAACTTACAGAACTGTTCCAACTTGACGAAAGCAAAATGACAGCCACTTTCTTGCCTACCGGGAATACAATCGTAAGCAAGGGATTTAAGAAGGCATCTAAAAAACAAACGGCAAAGTTAAAATCATTGGCGGGTGCTACGCATGTACTAGTTGAAGAGATGGAAGAGATCAGCGAGGCAGACTTTAAACAGCTTGACGACACTCTCCGGACTACCAAGACAGAAGATATCCAGCTTATAGGTATCTTCAATCCACCGCCAAAGGGTCACTGGATTTGGAAGAAATGGTTTACCTTGGAGCCGGCACATATCGAGAATTATTTTAAGGCAGTTCCAAAGCCAGTGCCGAGCCTATTGGCTATCTTCAGCACCTACCGTGATAATATAGATAACCTTAATACTTCGTTCGTAAATAACCTCAATCAATATCTAAAAGACGATCCGGAATATTACTACCAAATGGTTGAAGGTTTGATAAGTGAAGGAGTAAGAGGTAGGATATTCAAGAACTGGAAGCAATCGCCTTGTATGCCTGGGTTATGGCCTAAGTTCTACGGATTGGATTGGGGGTTCAGTGGTGATCCATTGGCATTGGTTGAATGTGAAAACCATAACCGTAGCCTTTGGGTAGAGCAGATAATTTACAAACGAGGGCTAACTAACGATGATCTACATGAGGAACTTATCCGATTAGGCATTCCAAAGCGTGCGCCAATCGTTGCCGACAATGCCCAGCCAAAGGACATTGAGGACATGAGGCGCAAGGGTTGGAACTTCATTGCTTGTAAGAAAGAAAGTGTGGTTAGCAGCGTAAAATATTTAAAGCAATATGAAGTCCATGTAACCGAAAATTCTAGCGACATTTGGAACGAATACGAAAACTATGCCTATGCTTTGGATCAATTTAAAAACCCGACTGAAGAGCCTATTGATCAATTTAATCACGCGATTGATGCCATACGCTATAGTCTTGATAGGTTGAGGATAAGTAAACCAAGAGTAATATGAAAAGCGAATCATTTAAATATGCACCTGATCCATTAAAATATCCAATGGACGGATTAACACCCCAAGAATTTAGGGACAAGATTGAGCGCGAAGCAATGGATAGGATGCTAAAAATTTATACAAATAGAGCATTGAAATCATTAAATAAATGCTATAAAATGATTACAGACAAGGACGTTTACGGACAAACCCATACAAAATGAAAGAACTATTTAAAAACTATGGTAGAATATTAACCGGACTAGGAGGATTACTACTATTCGCCCCTGGCTTCGCGGTTATTACTTTCGCTGTTGTGGCCTTTATTCGTCTTTGGTGGTGGTTAATAGTTTGGACTTGGGGATTATGGTAAAGAAACGTTATAGAATAAGAATGGGATATATTCATTTGATGGGATCATTTGTTTGTCGTTGTGCTATTATCATTCCAATTATAGACGGAAAGGAAGATCTTTATCATGTTGAAGCAATCGCACAATGGTAGCAGTATATCTTACATCCGGTGAGAAAGTAAAGACGCCCGATTGTTGGGCCAATACCACAACAGAAGTGTTTCAACGCATCATTTCACAGTGGGAACCTGAAAAGGAGATTAAAGATAGATCCAGGTTAAAGCTATTCAATCTCATGATAGGAATGGACATTAATCCGGAAGATGATGCAGCAGCAATATGGCAATGTACTAAGTACGTTTATTTAGAACCGATGGATTTCACGGCTTTGCCGGTTCCTAAAACAATCACATTAGGGGGTAAATTAATAAGCTTCCCTAAAGACTTAGGACGTTTAAAGATAGGCCAGAACATTCACGCAAGGCAAGAACTACAGAACGTCAAAGACCCTAATGAGGCCATGAGCATAGTAACGGCTATCTACTTGCAGCCTATATATGATAAAATCCAATACGGTTTAAATGAATCATTATTTGACTTCCATCGGGCAAAGGAACTTGAAAAGTTAATACTTCAACTTCCGATAACAGAAGTATATCCAGTTGGTTTTTTTTTCTTAAAGCAGCTCAAGAACTATGGGAAGGGATTCATGCCAAGCTTAAACCGGATGATACAGAGGAAAATGAGAAACGTGCATCTATTGCTCAATTGGCGGAAAGTGAAAAACTTACTCAATTCAGTTCAACAGCCATGATAGAACAATATGCAACGGCTTTCGGGTTAGATCCGGACTTTGTTTGGCAAAAGGAGACGGACGACATTGTTATATTCCTTCACATGTGGAAAGAAAGAGTAGAGTATAATGAAAGATTTAGACAGATTGATAGAGCAATGAACCAAGTAAAGGAATGACCAAACTAGAATCATTGCCCACAGGTACTAAGTTTTCTTATAATGATAAAATTTATGTTATTTTGTTACGCGAAGGGAATATGAGTGAGGTCAAAGATGAACTTGGCAAGCGTTGGGCATGGCCAATTTCAGCTAAAGTATTCACCATACAACCATTCACAGAGAGACAATATTTTCATTGATACTTTCCACAATTCAATCAGTAGTCGGTAATCTTTCAAGGCCTTGCGCTTTCATATTCGGTAACTTATTCGCTGTCAATTCGGATCTGGATATACCTAAACTTACTGAAGGCAAAGATTTAGTTTTCGTTTATATACCTCCGGTTAAAGTCAAAGACGATACTGAAGATACCCCGCTAATCCATAGCACATTTACTTTCAATTTCATGATCCTACAACGGATCGATAAGCCTACAAACGATTATACAAGTGAAGAAGTAGAACCGATTATTGACGGATGTCGGGATTTAGTACGGGAGTTCCTGCATTCATTGAACGATGAGGATATCGTTGAGCATGGTGTAACCGTAAATGGAACCGTTCGCGATGGTGTAGACTCTTGGGAGATGGAAAATATCTATGGTGAGTTTGACATGCATCTATTTGGTGTTGCTGTTAATTGTGAATTGCCAGTACAAGAAGGGAAGACAGGTTGTGTATGAAAGTATTAGTTCGAATATCAGGGACAACACGAGAAGCAAACAAAGAAACTATCTTTAGCTTTCTTGAGATCATCCGTAAACGCAT